TTAGCACTTAATTTATTAATACCTTCTTGATGACGAGCTAAGTCATCTGCTATAGTATTTAACTGTTTAAATGCTACAACTCCTTTATTAGCGTTTACATTTAATCCTTTTACATCACCTAAAACATTGGCGAAAGTTTTGGCTAAATCACGAGTTGAAAAAGCCATCCTATCAAAATAGTCATCAGCTACACGAGCAGCCTCAGTTAAAGCTACTTGATCTTCTCTAAGCGTCTCAGTATTTTTTCTAATAGTATTAACAGAGAAGCCCATAGCCTTATAGTACTCTTGTACTCGTCTAATGCTGGCTTCAAATTCTTGTTGCCTTCTTAACTCTTCTGGAGTTGGTGCTGCCATTTAAAAATATTAAGTTTTACCGTGTATAAATATTAAAACGCCCTATTTCTTGGGCGTTTTTGCTGATGTTGTGAAATCAGCCTGAGGTATATTAGGTCTGGCTACTTGTTTATTATTACTAAGTGTTGTGCTTTTACTTTGTGTTCTTTCATATTCTTCGTTTTGTTTTTCAATGTAATCATTGATTTTACGAATATGAAATTTACGCATTTGTATAGGCATATTATACACCTCACTATAAATAAATCCACCATTTCCATGATAAATTAAATCATGGACTTCAGTCATGAATATAGGCTTATAAGCTGGTATCAGGCCAAAGAAAGTTAATTCCAATTGGTAAATTGACGCCCTCCACAACGTCACCACCTGGTGTAGTATAATTAAACTTTAATGGAAGATCTGGTTCAATTTCTTTATATTTTTTTCTTAAAGCTCTTGAATCACCTACTAACATAGAGTCAGCAAATTTTCTAATATCTTCTTGTTCTCTACTTCCATTAATTGAAGTAATCATATGTTTTAAACGTGTTGTGATATCATAAGAACCATTTGGATTAACACGTTTTAATCCTTCAACTTCTTTATCAATTCTTTTTTCATCACCATGAGTTAATAACTTAAAAGTAACAATAGTTTTACTTGGTAAAGTTAATTCAAACTCATTTTTACCTTGTTTTAAAACTGAATGTATTGGTTTAGGATCAAGTAATGATAAATCCACAGTTACAGTTTGTTTAATTCCTGTTTCTGGATCATCATATTCAAACTCATAATCTTTACCATATCCTAAAATACGAGCAGCAATTAATAAGGCATTCTTATCACCAATTAATAAATCATTATAACTAATAGGAGTAACAATCAATGATTGCAATAACTTATCAATTACAATACCTTGTTTAATAAAGTTAACATTGGTTAAAATGTCTTCTTCTTTAGCAGTCATGTACTTCATTTCAAGTACACCTTTAGATAATGGAGAGTCAGGTGAGTAAGGTAAACCTTTTGATGGTAATTCTACTTGTTCAGTTGGAAACTTTAATTTTTCTTCCATAACGTATTTATTGTTTTATATATATAAATATACAAAGATAAAAAAAGCCGTCCAAAAGGACGGCTCTTTAAAATGTGTTGAACTGAATTAGTAGTTCAAGATACAGTAATCCATAGCGATTGTGGTAGTGATGCTGATGTAAGCTTCATTAGCCCAATCATACTCACCAAAGTTAGCTTCTTTAACATAAGCACCTTTGATAATCCACTCACCTACTACATCACCAACTGGTCCTAAGATATCTAAACGTAAATCTTTTTTATAGAAATCTGAATATCCATCACGTCCAGTTACTGATTCGTGTGCTAAACGAGCCCATTCCATTACAGCTTGAGCACCGCTTGGGTTTACAGGATCATATAATTCTAAACTCATATCGTTCCAACGAACTTTACCTTTAACTTTACGGTAAACGTTGATATGATCTAATACAATTTCACCTGCGTTAAATGATGGTGTAGAAGCCTTTCTGATTAAGTATGATGGAATACCACCAATGTACATCAAAAAGCGATTCTGAACTTTAGGTTCAAACGCGGTGAACATTATTTCATTTGGATCTAATACTGCCATTGTATTGTTATTTTATATAAATATTAATAATTTTGTTTTTTTATGAACCGAATTCTACACCAGTTGGTAAGATGTTGAAATCTAATAAGATAAATTCAGCAGTCTTAGTTGGTTGTAAATAGATCTGACCTACTAATTGGTTACGATCAATTACATCTGGAGTGTTATTTGATTCATCCATTACTACTTTAAACGCGTATAAACCTTGACGTTGTTGTACACTTTCTAAGTATGGAGTAACTTGAGCTAAGAACGCATTACGAGTTACAGCTGTATTTTGTTCGAATACTAAGTTTTCAGATACATTACCAATGTAACGCTTAAGAGCAATTAATAGACGACGAACGTTGATACGATCTAAAGCACTAGCTTTTTTCTGTAATGTTTTCTGACCAAATGCAGCTACACCAATATTAGGGAAAGTAGCAATTGGATTAACTTTACCAGCATATAGATTATCACGATCTGTTGGAGATAATTTTCTTTCAGCTTGTAATACATTACCTAATCCACCTCTTGTTAAACCAGCTGGAGCAAACCATTCAGCACTCACATTATCATTAAATGCATATACACCTGGCATGATTGTTGAAGCTGGAACCCATACACGCTTACCAGTTTCTTGAGATATTACTTGAACCCAAGGCCAGTAAACACCAGCATAGTTAGTATCTAAACCAGCTGCTTGGTTAGTTACAGTTTTAAGTGTAACACCATATGGTGACAAGTCAGTGATGTAGAAACAATCACCTCTTTCTTCAGCTAAACTGATAAAATTACCTACTGCTGAAGAGTGTAATGATTGGATCAAACCTGGAGTAGCTACTAAATTGAAATCAAATTCATCTTTATTGCTTAATAAAGCAGAAGCTGTAGCATAGTTACCTTGAACTAAACCTTGAGTTGTTGAACCAATGTTAGTAAATAATGTGTTACCAATATTATTTAAGTCATTACCAGAGGCACCACCAAAAGCACCACCTTGAGAACCACTACCATTTACTGGTATTGATTGTGTGTATTCGTTTTTGGCATTTCCAGCATTATCAAAGTAGTTTGGAGTTGTGTAGTTAACTTGTTTTACACGTACATAGCGGCTATTATTTGGATAGTCACCAGATACTTGAATATAATATTGACCATCAGCATCTTTAACAGCAGTTTTTGATTGGTTACCAACAACAGCCTCTAAATAGTTAGGTTGATTTGGATCCAATGAAACATTAGAATATGTTTCTAAAACAATTTTACTGTTTTGATTGTCATTACCTTGACGAACTAATAATGTAAATGTACCACTTGAAGTATTAGCATTTTGAATTTCCCATCTTAAATTATCTGTTGAACCACTTATTAATGAATTATCAGATAAAATAGAACCTGAGTTGTTCATTAAAATACCAGTAGATAAAGTTTCTAATACAAATGTTGGTTGGCCACTACCATCAACACCACCTGTAAATGAACCACTAAGTGGGAAGAATGAATTTTCATAGAAATAATATTGACCAGCATACATTGTCCAACTGTTAGCTGCAGCACCAGCTGAAGAAGCACTAATAATTAACACATTAGTACCAGTGTTATAACTAGAAGTTAACATGCTTAATCCGCTAGTTTCATTAACTGCTTTTGAAGCTGAGTATCCGAAAGTATCAACTGTAAAAGTATTATACATGTTGAAGAAAACACTCTTATTTCCGTTACTATCAACTTGATAATTATCAAATGTTGTACCAATAAGATTTACACTAGTAGATCCTAAATCAACACGAGCAGCTACTAGGTTAAAGATAGGTGATGTTGTTAAATCAATAGAAGCACCAGCGTTAGCAGCTGTAGCACCAGGAATATTATTTGGAATAGCACTAGATGTAGCTGGGCTATAATTAGTGTTAGTTACCCTAGTAATTAAGGCTGTAGTACCACCTTGTTGGAAATAATTTCTAACAGATATTGATGTTAGGAACTCATAATTAGCTCCACCACTAGTAAACATACCACCAAATTTGTTTTTAAAGTCACTAAAAGAAGTAACTACTGTAGGTACATTTACTGGACCCATAACTGTTGGACCAACTAAAGCTAAACCAACTGTAACTGGACCTTGTGTTATTTGTGATAAATCATTCTCGCGTGCGAGTACGCCTGGAGAAATTAATGTTTCTTGCGCCATGTTTTAAATAGATTTTGTCTACTGATAAATATATAGAGTGTGTTATAAAACGAAGAAGCCCCGACATTGCTGTCGAGGCTTTCTTCTATATTAACTCCTAACACCTAACAATACATATTATGCTTTTATTTCTCCTGTAGAAAGATCAATTGTTCCATCACCATATTTTCCACGAAGTTGCTCAGCTATTTTATTTTCTTTTTCTACTAGTTGTTTATATGTTTCATGAGCACCTAATTTTTGTAATTCTAATTCACCTAATGCTAAAGCTAAATTAGTGTACTCTTGTTTAATATCTCTAATAGATTTTAATTCTTCTTCTGTTAATTTTTTAGATATAACTCCCATAATTATTTTTTAGTAGTTTTCTTAGCTACTTTTTTAGCTGGTGTTTTTTTAACTACAGTTGGTTTTTTCTTAGCGGCTTTTTTCTTAGCAATACTTTCAGCTACTGGAGCTGGTGTAGCTTCAGGAGCTAGATCATCAACAAATGGATGAATATTACTATTAATTTCTTTTAACTCTTCATTTTGTTTTTGATTAAGAAGCCAAAGTCCAACAACAACAGAAATAACAGCAGCTAGAATTAAAAATGTTACCATAATAATTTATTTTATTTGATATAAATATATATGAAGTCTAAAGAACAACCAAATTTATTTATAATGTTCTCCTCCTACCCATAAAACAAATGATCGACGTATACCTTTAGTTACTGGTGTTACACGGTGCATCATATATGATGGAAATATAAATACAACACCTTTATCTTTAGGGGCTTGTATAATATTATTTCCGCCTTGCCAATATTCTAAATCACCACCTTCATATTCATCAGGTCCTGATAATTGAACTGTGATTGATATTTTTCTTAATGATGGAGTACCTGGTCCAAAATCTTGATGCCATGTATAATGTCCATTTTCTGTAGCATAGTATTCTGTATATTGAATTGAATCTTGTACTGAGTATAAGTCAAAATGCCATAACGCATTATTAGCTTGTACAGCTAGATCCATTAATTTAAAATACAACCAGCTCCATTGTGATGTGTTTGGTATCCATTTAACAGATGATGATCTAATTTCTTTACCATTTGATTTTGAGTCTATAGTAGTTGCTTGTTCAAAATCTAATGTAGCTACATCTTTATAAACTTTGTCTAATTCTTCACTATTAAAACCATTTGTGTAGTAATAATAATTTTGAGGATCGTTTAATTCTTTTGAAAATAAAAATGACATATTTTAAATATTAAGTATATAATTTACATAATTTTCTTGATCACCATATCTACTAGGTATGTCTTGTATATCACATCCATTAGTTAAATAAGCCCAATCTTCAACACCTAATTCCTCAAATCTTTTTCTTATAGCATCATTATAAAAATTAGCTATAGTTCTAATACGTCTTTGAATATCAGATCTTGAGTCTGCTTGACTATTTTCATCTGTTTTATTCTGGTGTAAGTATATAAATTGAAGATAACCTAATTTTGGTATTTTACAAAACTTAGTTTTTAGAAATGTTCTTATAACTATATCATAATCATCAGCTACAGTTAAATTTCTATTATGTCCTCCAATTGATAAATAGACATCACGCTTCCATGCTCTAATATGATTAGGTATTCCTACAATATGACGTATTGTTTTAGGATTGATATTATGTTGGTCACATACTTTTATTATATACCCTTTATATTTTTCTTCTCTATATCTACCATATCCTAATCCAAATCCTTCTTCATAACAATATGAATCCATATGTTCACTTACTTCAGCCCAGTCTGTAAAAAAGAAACCAGCATCTGGATATGTTTCGCTAGCAATGTATAGATACTCAGCACATTTTTCAGTTAATATATCATCATGATCTAATTCGGCTAATAAGTAACCTCTACATAACATAGCTGCTCTGTATTTTACATCACCAATATTACCATTACTCTTTTCTTTAAAACTATATACTTTTACTCTATGATCTTTTGACGCTATTTCTTCAGCTATTTTTGTTGTTAATTCATCTGTAGAATCATCTATTAAAACCCATTCCCAATTTTTATAAGTTTGGTCAACTAATGATTGATATGTTCTATATAATTTTTCTCCAGTTTTATAAATTGGAGTAAAAAACGATATTAATTCAGATGTGTTATCTTCTAACATTTGGATCATAGCGCAATAGTATGCTTTAGTGCCTAAATCTAAATCAACATCTTTAGCATGAATCCATTTTTTTCTTACTTCAGCTGGTTGTCTATATAAGTTAGGAAAATCACTATCTTTTTCACCTATAGTGACAATAGCATTTGGATCATAATTTATTAAAATAGAATCAATATTGTTATCATTTGTTGTATAAAAAACATCTAATTTATCTTCCTCATAATTATAAAGCTGTTTAGATCTAAGCTCTGGCAAACCTGGGCCTATATATAATATTCTTGGTAAATTAGCTTTTCTAGAAAATGTTAAATGATTATAATAACATAATATCTCATCTACAAAACAAAATTTATCAGCATGTTCTTTATAGAATGGTTCTATAAATCTACCATCAGCATCATATCCTTCTTCATATCGTCTTGTCTTATATAAATTAGCTTCAATTATATATTGAGCTGAATCTATATGTTGGAGTTTCATATGTTCAGGACCTATATCTCTAACTTTTAAGCCTGTAAAATCTTTACCTCCAATATATTGTTTATAAACAAATGCTTTTTTATCTGGATTTTGTTCAATTGCTATTTTAATTTTATTGTAAAAATCAGAATGTATAATATTATCATCATCTAATATACTCACAAATCCTTCATCAATAGTACCTATAATATCACTTAGTTGAGGATACAAATAGTCAGTACCATTACTTTCTATGTAATAAATTTTTGTTGGAAGTTGTTTTAATTCATTTATTAAAACCTTATTAAAACTTTTTACAATACTAGTGTCAAAAATTATATGCCATGTCACATCTAAGGGACTAGGGAATACAGTGTCTCTAATGATTCTTAAATTGCTTAATCTAGTACAACGAGTTAATAAATGTAACTTTATCATTTATTAATTTTTTGTTTTAAGAAATTCAAATTATCTAGTAATCGTTTGTTATCATGATTGTGTTTAGGATCATCAATGATTTCTTCTATTAGTTTTATTCCTTCATCATATCTATCTGTCCAATAACAAGCCACTGATAATTCATCATTCACATACTTTCCATAGTTAAACTCATTTATGAATAGTAAGTATTTTTGTTTAACTAACTCTACATCTTTAGATTGAGCTTGTTTAAGATAATAATATGCCTTTTCTGATTGTTTTTTATTATTAAAATAATTACCTAAAATAAAATATGGTTCTGCTCTATCTGGATAAATGTCAATGGCTTTTTTCATTTCATGTTCTATTAAATTAGAACCAGCATCTAGTCTAATATAACAATTAGCTATTCTTAATTGTGCTTCAAAATGTTCTTCAAGCCAATTACCTCTTATCTTAGTATATAATCTATACCATCTAATTGCTTCTTCATGCATTCCATAGTCCATATAACTTTGCGCTGTATAGAAAATAGAACGAAGATTTAAATCATCTGGATCATCAAGTAAGGTGTCAAAAAATTGTTTTTTAAGTTTTTTAGCATCTTTAAGATATTTTTCTGGATCTGCTTTTCTGGCTCCTATATCTTCAGATGAAACATAAAAATCATAATGGGTTAAGTCACCTGTTGTAAAATAAGGATTATCTATAGTTTTAATAACTGTATGAGCTACACTACAAAATTTCCATAAGCGTTTAGCGTTAAATAAAGTAAATGCTTTATAATTAGTTGTACCTCTCTTTACATTAGCTAAATAAACATCATGACCAACATCTTGTTGAGTAAATTTAAACTCACCAATTAGAGGATCATCAGCGTCAATTTGTAAAATATAATCTGCTTTATATTGAGCTCGTTTCATTAACAAGCTCTTATTATAACCAAAATCTTTGAACTCATCAATATGGAGTTCTCCTGGTATGTTTTTTTCTTTAAAAAACTCAGTAATTATTTCTCTAGTATTATCTGTAGAGCCAGTGTCACATATAACCCAGTAACTTATATACTTGTATACAGATTCTAAGGTTCTTTTAATGATGTGAGATTCATTTTTGCAAATAGTTGCAAAACAAATAGTTGGATTTGTCATAACAATTTTTAAGTATCGATCAAATATCGAAGAAGAATAAATGGAACAGTCTAGCATTTTCTAGAGCATCACCAAAATATTCTGTTGCTGAGTGTAACCTTTTAGCATCAAACATAACTAAACGATTATATACATTTGCTATTCTATCTACTTCTTCCCAAGTTGATTTATCATAGAAGTTTAGTTCATTACTAACTCCTTTAAATGTTTTTTGATATAACTCTCCTTCCTCTCCATTTTCAAAACGAGTAGCTCCTGTTAATTTACTTCTATAAGAGGCAGTACCTGTTTGTAATGGGGCATCTGGTGTTAAATACACCATGGCCGCATAATTCTGTGTGTCTATATGATATACAACTCGGTCTTGTGAAGTACAATATTGGAATTTTCCATTTGCATAAGTTGGATGATTCCAATTATGTATAGGTCTACCTAAAAGTTCTTCAAATTTTTCTTTTGTTCCTTCTAATATAAAACGATCTAAACTTCTTCTACCTGTATGATATGTTGAGAAATCAAATTTTACATTTTTTATAATATAATCTCTGATCATATCAGGATCATTATAAAAATTATCTACAATAATTAAACTTTTAGGAGAGTTTGTAAAACCTGATTTTAAAATAACTTGAGATTCTAAATTACCAACATTATATATTATTTCATTTTTTAAATGAACATTTATTGGTTTTTTAATATCATCTTTATTTGCAGTAAATTTAAAACCAAAAGTATTAAAAGATGGATAAACTGCTATCACATCAGGGCGATAAACAATACTGTATTTAATATCTTTATCACCTAATGATAAACTAATAATTTCTGATGTTTTATGAGAAATCCATCCAGCTACTTCATAAGTAGCCCCATTTGGATTAATTGAGTCAATGTACCATAGTACATTTTCATTGTTAGATTCATGAGCCATAACTTATTATTTTAACATTAAGGAGTTGGAGATACTGAACCAGTTGGCCATGGTAATGGAGCTGGGACATATTGTGGATTTATTTGGTTGTTGATTTGTTTTTGAATTTGTTGTTGCATATGTTGTTGAGAACCAGTAGTAACAACTTCTAACCAATCAATAACTTCTTCCTCAGTTAAATCCTCAAATGGAATAAAACTTCCAGATGGAGTAGGCATTGGTGTTACACCAGCAAATGATCCACTATATCCAGTGTCACTAACACCATTATAGTTGTAACGTACGCGAGTTACAACATCATTATGGTCATCACTTCCAGTTGGAGCAATGTCTAATGAAGTTACACTAAAAGTATATGTCATATTCATAATAATAAATATTTAAAAATTATTCAGGTTTTACAAGTTTAAAAAAAGTAGTGTAAATACCTTCAGTTTCAATACCATCAAAATCAGATAGTTTAAATTCTTTATATTCAATGGTTTTTTCATCTTGAAGAAACTCATTAAATTCTTTTTCAAAAGATATTACCTTAGGATTAATATCTCCTGATATGATCTTACCTTCTTCATTTTTTACAGTGTTGATAAATCGTGAAATGAAAACACCTCCATTTTTATCTACTTCACCATGTTTTTTAATTAATTCTTCTTTTACTTTATCAACTATTTCTCTTTCTTTATCAACGGTTTTAGCTAATTCAGTAACATAGTATTTGGTACTTAGTTTAAGTTTTTCAGCTAATAATCCTTTTGAAACAACTTCACCAGTTTGATTATTTACTAAACCGTTTAATTCACCATGTAGTGAATAAATTTCATGTAACTTTAATGTGATTTTTCCCATAATTTATTTATTGTTATATATAAATATATATTAGATTTGTAAGGTAACCAAATTGTAATTTTTATAAACGTGGTTGATCAGACATCCATGTTCCATTACCGCATGGACTTCCAACCTCAATAGGGAATGGAAGACCGAATCCATCTCCTCCATCACAATTTAAGTATTGAAAATATACACTAAAATATCCTATATTATTTAGAGCATTATACATACCAACTGTAAAAGAAGAATCATAAACATCAGCATCTGGAGCTACTCCACTTGGTGTTTGAACAACAAAGTCACCTATATTCACCGCGCTACCAAATAAAGGGATACCTTGAACACCTAATATAGTGCCTTGTTTACTTACTCGTCTAAGGATATTAAATATTCCCATATTACCAAAATCATCACTTGGACTATAATATATTATATCATACCATTGTGCCTCCTCACCTTTTCCCCCCTCATAGCCATCAGCGTATTGTTCAAAACTAGTCCAAAAAAACTGATAACTTTCAGGGATAGCCACTGCTGCACCACTGCCTTGAGCATAATCATGGCTATTAGCGTCATTCCATATACTTTCATTTAATTCAACACAGTGATAAGTACCAACTCCTAATTCATAGAATCTTTGGGTACTATATCCTAATCCATATCCAATATCTAAAACTCTTAAACTACCAGCACTAACACCTCTATATTCACAAGCTGTGGCTACTAAAGCATTAGCATATTTTATCTCTAAATTTCTAAATGCTCTATGCATTATAGGAACAGTTCTTATACCATTTGTGTAATTTAATACTCTAGGTACTGATATACTACCTTCAGCAAAAGGATTTGGACTTGGTATTGAATAATTTGTTACTGTACTTCTTCCAACATATTGTTTTGTACCTTCACTATATGGCATAATTAATTAATTTATTATAAGCAATACAAATATCCAAGTTTACCTGTATAAACATTAATTGCTATATTTTTATTTGATGTACCAGAATTAAATGTGAATGGTGTACCTGTACAGTCAGCATTATCACAATAGTTAGCTGCGTTTGAAGGACAAGTACTTGTATTATCACTAGCATTAAATGATATACCTGTTCCAAGACTACAATCTAGTATAGCGATTGATATATCTTGGTTTGAATTAGCTGAGATAGTACCAGAGCAAGCTGAGCAGCTATCACTAGTTGGGCAACTACCACAAGATAACTGTTGCCATGCACCCTTTCCACTACATCCGTTTAGACGATAATAAACACTATATCCATTTCCAACACCATTAGTATTTTGTTTAGTATATACTGTAATAGTAACACCTGATGAAGGTGTTGGTGTAGGTGTTGGTGTAGGTGTTGGAGTAGGTGTTGGTGTTGGAGTAGGGGTTGGTGTTGGTGTAGGTGTTGGAGTAGGACAAGAAGATATAGCTACAATAGTTTGATCAGTAACTTGATAACATGTTGTTCCATTGCTATAATATCCAACAATATTAATAACAGGACCTCCACAGTAGTTACCTGGAGATATTAATCCTGATCTAAGAATATTTCCAATTGATAATCCACAAGAATAAAGAGTTGTTGTAAAAGGTCCAGTACAAGCATCAGCACAACTAGTGCTGCTAAATTTAAAACTACCTCTATTTGTACAAACAGCGCTATGATTATAGCTATACCATTCACTTATTGTTTGTGGGGTAGCAGCGTTTGGTCTAGCAGCGCTACATTCATTAAGATAAACATATCCACCATCTATAGCAGTATCTAGAGAGAAAGGTGATTGAGTAGATATCCCTAACTCAGTTCTAATATTATTCATTGATATTTGTCCACTAGCTGGTAAAGCCATAAAAACTTTATTTTAATTTAGTTTTTAACTCATCAATTTGTTTTTGTTGTTCTTTGATGGCTTCAATAAGTAATGGTACTAATTTAGAATAATCTAATGTTTTATATCCATTTCCTATAGGAGCATCTTTAATAACTTCAGGTAAAACAGTTTCTACTTGTTGGGCTGATAAACCTATTTGTAATTTTTTCTCATATCCAAATGACTGAGCTATTTTATTTGGTTCATAATAGAAACCATTTAAAGTCATTACTTTAGATAAAGCATCTGATATATTACATTTAATATCTTTTAAACGTTCATCTGAGTAATAAGCTACTACATCACCAGCTACACGAATTGAGTCACCTGTAGCTGAACCATCAAAGTAATATGCTGTATTAGCTGAATCATAGAATATTGGAGCACGGAATGAACCCGCAGCTTCAACATATGATCTATGAAAGTAAACATATCCACCATTATAAGCTGACATGAATAATTGAGGACCAGTAGCATAAGAATCTGTTGTAGCAAATCCCATGTAAGTACCAGCACTGTTATTATTACCAACATATATACCAGCTTGAGCTTCTGAAGCTGAACTTCCCATAAAAGTAATACCTGCTTGTCTTCCATCACCAGATGAAGGACCAGCTCCATTTACTATATGAATACTACCTAGTAAAGATTTAGATACATTAAAACTATTATTACCAACACCAGTAGCCATATTATAGTCTAACTGGGTTTGATTTATATTAGATGTACTAGCTGGATTTAAATAATATCCTGTATTATCCGAATCATAGAATATTGGGGCTCTGAAAGAACTAGCAACAGTATTATTACCGCTCATGTCAAGTTGCCATCTATTAGCTGAAGCACTCCATCCACCAATTCTTAAAACATCATCAGCATCTAATCCCATATTAACAGCATATACTCCTCCTTTATGAAAAGACATAAATGCTGAGTTGTTAGATGTTGAATATGCTTGAAGAGGAGGACTACTTAAAACACCAGCATATCCACCAAGATTGCTTTGGAAATAGTTAGCACCAGTCCATGTATTAGCACTACCTAAGATAGTGGCGCCAGATGCTCCCTGGGCACCCTGTGCTCCTTGAGCGCCTTGGCTACCCTGAGCACCTTGTGGGCCTGTCGCGCCTTGGGCTCCTTGTGCGCCTTGTGCACCTTGAGATCCTTGAGCACCTTGGGCACCTTGAGGGCCTGTCGCGCCTTGAGCGCCTTGGGCGCCTTGTGCACCTTGAGATCCTTGAGCACCTTGGGCACCTTGAGGGCCTGTTGCACCTTGGGCTCCTTGGGCACCTTGAGAGCCTTGGGCTCCTTGAGAGCCTTGAATACCTTGAATACCTTGAGCACCTTGAGCACCTTGAGCACCCTGTGCACCTTGAGCACCCTGTGCACCTTGAGGACCTGCTACTGTATTATATCCTATAGTTTTTGTTGTTGTATTAAAAGTAACAACTGTAGTATCAGATGTAGATCCTAAACTCGGTAATTTAATAGAACCACTAATCTGAGTTGTATTGTTACTTCCTGATATTACAATAGCTTCAGCTCCAAACTTACCTAATTTAACTGTATTATCAGCGAATGCTTCAATTACAGGAATACCTGCAATAGTATTAACTGAAAATAGTGAGTTAGATAAATCATCTGATACTTCAAATAATCTACCATTAGCTCCATCTACTGAGAATAGAGTTGTATTTACACCACTACCTGAACCTATAACTGATACTTTATTTGCTGTACTTCCAGATACAGTTAATGTAGATCCATCAAATGTTAAATTTGTCTCAGCATTGATAGTAGATGAGTTAACTGAAGTTAATACTCTATTATCGCCTGGATTTGTATATGAAGTTATACCTGCATTTGGACCAGTAGCACCTTGAGCTCCTTGAGGCCCAGTTGCACCTTGTGCACCTTGAGAACCTTGGGCACCTTGTGAACCTTGAGCTCCTTGAATACCTTGAATACCTTGAATACCTTGTGCACCTTGGGCTCCCTGAGCGCCTTGGTTACCTTGAGCGCCTTGAGGTCCAGTCGCGCCTTGGGCTCCCTGAGCGCCTTGTGCACCTTGAGGCCCAGTTGCTCCTTGAGCACCTTGGGCTCCTTGGGCTCCTTGAGCGCCTTGAGGTCCAGTCGCGCCCTGAGCGCCTTGGGCACCTTGAGCACCTTGTGGACCTGTTGCGCCTTGGGCGCCTTGGGCACCTTGAATACCTTGAATACCTTGAGGTCCTGTTGCGCCTTGAGCACCTTGAGCGCCTTGGGCACCCTGAGGACCTGTAGCACCTTGGGCGCCTTGAGGTCCAGTTGCGCCTTGGGCTCCCTGAGGTCCTGCTACTGTATTATATCCTATTGTTTTAGTTGTAGTATTAAATGTTACTACAGTTGTGTCTGAAGTTGAACCTAATGAAGGTAATTTAATTGAACCACTGATTTGGGTTGTATTATTACTACCAGATATTACAATCGCTTCAGATCCATATTTACCAATTTTAACTGTATTGTCTGAGAAGGCTTCTATTACAGGTAAACCACCAGCTGTATTAACTGAGAATAATGATCCTGTAAGTGAATCATCTACTTGGAATAATCTACCTACAGTACCATCTACTGTAAATACACCTGAACCACTTCCATATAATGAAGCACCTGTTGATCCAGATTGTATTAAAGATCCTGTTATTCTTAAGGTTGAACCATCAAATAATAAGTTAGCCTCACCATTAATAGTAGATGAGTTAACTGAAGTGATAACACGATTATCACCTGGATTTGTATATGAAGTAATTCCAGCGTTTGGTCCAGTTGCACCTTGGGCGCCTTGTGGTCCAATTGCACCTTGAGCACCTTGGGCGCCTTGGGCACCCTGAGGGCCTGTAGCACCTTGGGCACCTTGAATACCTTGAATACCTTGAGGTCCTGTAGCACCTTGAGCTCCTTGTACACCTTGGATTCCTTGTGGACCTGTAGCTCCTTGAGCTCCTTGTACACCTTGGATTCCTTGTGGACCTGTAGCTCCTTGAGCTCCTTGAGCGCCTTGGGCACCCTGAGGACCTGTAGCACCTTGGGCGCCTTGAATACCTTGAATACCTTGAATACCTTGAATACCTTGAGGTCCTGTTGCGCCTTGTGTACCTTGTGCGCCTTGGGCACCTTGAGGTCCAGTTGCACCCTGTGCGCCTTGAATACCTTGAATACCTTGAATACCTTGTATACCTTGGGGTCCTGTAGCTCCTTGAGCTCCTTGTGGGCCTGTAGCTCCTTGAGCACCTTGAGCGCCTTGGGCACCTTGAGGTCCAGTTGCACCCTGTGCGCCTTGTATACCTTGTATACCTTGTATACCTTGGGGTCCTGTAGCTCCTTGGGCGCCTTGGGCTCCTTGAGGTCCTGTTGCACCTTGAGCGCCTTGAGCGCCTTGTGCTCCCTGCGGTCCAGTAGCCCCTTGGGCTCCTTGTATACCTTGAATACCTTGAGGCCCAACTGCACCTTGGGCTCCTTGTATACCTTGAATACCCTGTGGACCAACAGCACCTTGGGCTCCTTGAGCTCCCTGTGGTCCAACAGCACCTTGGGCACCTTGAGGTCCAGTGGCACCTTGGGCACCTTGTAAACTTAAATTATTTCTATATTTAAATCCACCATCACCATCTATTACTAATATATTAGTTTCAGTAGTACCTTGTGGAATAGAAGGTATAGTTAAACTTCCTGTTATTGAAACAGAACCTGTAAATTGGTGTGTGTTAGAAAGTGATGATCCAAATACAGTAGAACCCGTCACATAATCTCTAGATGAGGTAATATTCTGTACTAATAAAGTTTGGGCAGTTATTGTACCTGTGATAAGCGCATTAGAGGCAGTAACATTACTGCCAACACTTAACGATCCGGTTATTTGAGAGTCATTCAACGCAATGATACCATTGCGAGCAACAAATTCATTAGCCATACTTATATTACCTCAGTTCACTGTCCCTGAGATACGGGTTTGGTATAAATATTAAGGTTTCATGCTACCTGTATCAGGATTTGACCATTCTGGTGTAGCAAGAATTGCTAAAATTTCATCATAATTATATGGTCCTTCCTTAGTAGTTAAATCAGCTACACATTGAGGTATAGTGCCATCCCATTTAACAAATGTTTTTGTTTCATCAACTGATTTTCTAACAGTATCAGCTGATGTTTCTAATACTTGGGTAAAATCAATTTGTGGTAATTCAGATACATTAAATATCATGAATTCTCTGTTGTCATACTCTTGTAATTGTGTTTCCATATTTTTATTATATTAATCCGAAGCGTGATTTTTGGGCGTTAAAATTTTGTAGTACTTCTGAGGCTGAGAGTGCTCTATTGTACATGATAAAGTTGTAGACGTTTCCATCAAGAAAATAATTTCCGCCTATTTGTAATCCGGTTTGATTTGCTAATCCTGCACTACCTCCGTTTGTTGTTGTTAGTTGAACTCCATTTTTATAGAAAAATATATTTCCTGTAGATAGACCATTTCCGTTATAGGTCATTACGAAATGAAAAATTTGACCAGTTGAAAAATTACTAGTCGTTTGGACAAAGTTTGTCTGTACTGCAGTTGAGTTTTTTATAAAATACCAATAGCTCTTTCCGTCTGTGTAAAACACGTTTGTTACAACATAATCACTACTGTTTGCAGAATTTAAATTTACTAAACATCTATCTCCTAAAACGTCTAACTTCATAAAAGCACTAAAAGACCATGCTCTTGAAGACCAATCTACGTTTCCAAACGGGGATGTTACTTGAACGTAATCATCACTTCCGTCGAAAACAATACTACCGCCGTCTCCGGTTGAATACATAGGCCCGTTAGTCAGGGTACCATTGTAGCCTCCACTACTCATATCAGTCCACGTCGTACCTGATCCAGGATATGAATTTCTATCAGCTGCGTTTAGATTTAATACTAAACCGTCTGTTACTATTTTACCATTTGCGAATTGTGTTGCCATACGGGTATAACTATTTGATTATTTGAGGCCGAAGCGGGATTTTTGAGCGTTGTAGTTTTGGGAAATTTCAGTATCACTTAACATTCTATTATAACATAATACACTAGATATACTCCCATTATCTACAGTTCCAGCATATCCTGTCCCTACTCTTATAGCGCCAGCAGGTATTAATGCTGTATTACTACGTGAAGTATAAGTTGATATAAAAGGTCCTCCATTTTTACTATAAAATCCTGTTCTAGATGTAGAAGTTAATCCTGTAGACATTTTAATAGCCATCATATTCCAAGCATTAGTTGTGCACGCATTAGTACTAGCATAGTCATAATCTGGTATAGCTCTACTATACCAAGATATATCTTGTCCTACTTCCCAAGTCATAGCTACCTCTTGTTGATAAGAGGCATATGTTGTTCCTGCTTTTTCAAAAATAGTTTTTCTAACACTATGCCCTACTTCATATAACCATAATATTATTGTACAATCACCTCCTAAATTAACATTACTGAATCCTGAGCCACATTCCCAATAACCTGAGCCATTAAATGTAAATGCTCTACTTCCTCCAACAATATCCCAAGAAGTTGTAGTTCCATAAGAATTAAATACTAATCCTTGAGATATATCAAACCAAGTAGTACCTGACCCAGGATAAGAATTCTTATCACTAGCATCTAGATTTAGTACTAATCCATCTTGTATTATATCTGGTCCAGCTGATATTCCCATTTATTAATTTGTTTTATACTCCGTAACGATCACGAAATATGTTATACGTTTGTTGTACTTGAGATAAACTATGAGCTTCAAAATATATCATAAATACACCCATATAACCATTAAAAAACTGCCATCCCCATAAAGATCCTAACACACCATTATTTCCACCTCCAAAAACTCTTGGAGAAGTAGCTGTTAAAGTTCCATTTAAACTATCATTTAAATATAAACTCATACTGGATGAACTTGATCTAACCCAAGCAATTTGAGACCATGCATTTGTTGATACTGATGCTCCTGAACTATCATAATTGGTCCAAACACCATCATATTGATAAACAGCTATTTTTCCTCCATTTATCCAATATCCTAAATTTACTGGTCCTCCACTCCAATGTGAAAATATACCTCCTGTTGAAGACAAAGGATATACCCAAGCATAAACTGTACAAACAGTAGGTAACAATAAAGGATCATAAGTGTTAGCTCCTTGATCATATCTAATCTGATCATCACTTCCATCAAAATAAAAAGAACCAGCTCCTAATGATGAAAAATAAGTACCATTAGTTAATTTACCAGTTGCGTTAGCGGCGTTATATGATGAATTTTCTACTAAATTAGTAGTAGTAGTTCCTCCAGTAAAAGATTTACCTAATACTGGGTCTTGAAAGTATTGACGATTTAATGTTATTCCTCCTATTTTTGGTCCATTGGTAAATGCCATAACTTAAAATTTTATATTGTTGTTGGCATACTACCTGAAGTCCAAGCTGGTGTAGCTAATAATTCAAGCATTGGTGGATATTCATATTCTGGATATGCTGGAGAATATATATCTGGACGTCCATATGTTCCTGCTTCTACTATGTAGCTTCCTGATTCCATTGTTTCAGGATTCCAATAAGATTGTGTGTAAGATGCTGTAACTACAGTGACAGGATATTTCACAAATGTCTCTGATTTATCTATAGACAAACGTAGTGTGTCAATAGATGATTCTTCAACTTGATTAAAATCAATTGAATTTGTAATTGTTGTTGGTATTACTAACCAACGGCGATCTGGGTATAAATTATCTGTCATGTAAATAAATATTATGGTAGATTAAAGCGAGTTTTGTAGTGAGAGTAGTTGTCACGTATTTCTGCTGCTGTTAGAGCACTATCATAAAATTTTGCCACAGGTATTCTTGTATTAGCATATCTAATACCCCATTGTGAACCTAAACAAAAACCTGTACCTGCTGATATATTATTAGGTGCTGAACCAGGGTATGTTCCTATAAGATTTCCATTAATGTATATTGAAGGAGTTGAAGTACTATCTAGAGTCATCACTATATGATGATAACCTGTATATTGGTAATAAACTCCTGTTAAAATCCATCTGACATAACCAAATAATGCTACTATTTGATTATCAGTACTACCAAAATATTGTCCTATTCCTATACAATATCCTCCAGGATCATCTCCATTACTTAAAAAAGTTCCTATTGTACCTAAATTAACATATACTATTCCTTCCATAGTTACATTAGTTTTTGAATTGCTCACTAATGTTCTTATATCATCATCAGTTCCATCAAAAAAGAATTGAGCATTACTATCATAAGACAAATTATTTAAAGTTAAAGTATTATTTTTACTTGATATGTCTAATAATGCTTGTGTATTAGATCTAGTTCCTGTTGTAAATGGAGTAGCATGTCCTTTATTTACTTCAACTTGTAAATCTGCTATATCCATAGAGTATCGATCTCCAGATCCATCTGGGAAGAAATATGAATAAAAACTAAATGTCACTGATGCTGTCCAAGTAAATACATTTCTTACCCATTCTCCATAAGCTCCAGTAACCCATGATCCGCCACCAGATCCATATCCTCCAAAATATGTTGAATAATATCCTCCTTTACCAACAGCCGTTGGCGTAGCAGCTCTTGCGTAGAAGGAAACAGTAATAATATCTCCGGCTGTTACTGGGGTATAAACTCCATAAGCCATACCATCTGCTACTCCATCTCCTCTCCATACATTAAATCTCATACAGTTTGTTCCTGGTCTTCTTCCACCTCCTGATACTACTTCTTTAACCAAACCTGAATTTGGTAAGTGAGGATAACCCCACCATCCTGTAGGGAAACTGGAAGCATTAACTGATACTCTTTGATCATATCCTATGCTGTCCCATACTTTAGGCAACAATGTAGCTGAATTTATATATCCTTGAGATCCATCTTGTGATCCATTATATTCATGAAGAGAAAATTGTGTGTCAGATATTTTCTTTGCAAAATAGTTTTGGCCTGCATTTACACCACCACCTGTAGCGTTTGGTTGAATAACATCATATGTTCTAATTTGGTGAGCACTTACTGTTGTAACAATATTGTTTGACACACTAGCAATAGCAGGTATAGCCCAATATGTTCCACATCCATTATTTCCACAATATTGGTTTGTGTTATAAGTAGCCCAACTATTAGATAATGTAAATTGACCATTGTTAGGGGCATCTGGTATAAGATTTGTAGTAGGTTCTCCTATGTATGAGTTTAAAACATCAGATACATCATGGGCATATACTAACCCATCTGTTATTATTTTGCTATATCCTGTTCCTACTGCCATATTACTATAAATTGTAACGTGTTTTATGTGTATTATATACTTGAGTTATTTCTTCTGTTGTTAATACACGGTTGTAAACATATATAAAACTAACTTGTGCATTACTAAATTCATATCCACCAGCTCCTCCAGCACCAAGTGATATTCCATTAGGTCCTTGTGAACCTCCATTATTTTGAGCTAATAAAACATTGTTCATATAAAACCCATAGCTATCTGCACCTATATTTCCTGTAGCAGTATATATTGCCCATGCTGTATTTGAAATAGAAGGATTATAATAAACCCATCCTTCAGCGTAATGATCGTTTGTGTAACCGGCCCAGTGTCCTAATAACCAGTTATTTGCTCCTGCTATTACTCTACCACTTATAGAGACGTATTTAGCAGCTCCTATAACAGTGTAATTAGTTGAAGACATATTAGGACCACCAAACACATAATCATTTGAACCATCAAATACTAACACACCTCCATTTGCTGTACTATATCCTACTCCATTATATAAAGTTCCATGGTATCCATTTCCACTTACATCGTATATAGTAGTACCTGATCCCGGGTATGAGTTTTTGTCAGCTGCATCCCATACTAGTATTAATCCGTCTGTTGTTATATTTGGTCCTGATGCTATTGGCATATTATATAAATCTTTCTACTTCAACAATATTATAAAGAGGGAGAGACTTCATTTGAGTTTCCCAAGTATCAAAATATTCTTTATTCATATCATCTGGTGATAAAAATAAATTTAATTCTTCAGACACAACACTTCCATCAGATATATAAGTTACAATCTTATTCCAAGTATTATCTTGGTTTAAAGACATTATTAATTTCATTGGTGGTAATGATAAATTTCCCATATTTTTATTTTATATATACTGCTCCGTAGTTATGATAATCTCCTCCTGAACCATCCCAATAAGGGGCATCAGCATAACCTCCACCTGCAAAATAGTTTCCTGACCAACAAGCACCATACCAGAAAGGATTATTATTATATAAATTAGAACAGTTAGCTCCATAAACGTCTTGATCATTATCATAAGTTGTTAATGAAAATCCATTAGCGGCATGATAACTATAAAAACCAGGAGATCCAGTTCCAGTTTCATCACTTATAGCTGTTACACCTCCCATTCCATATGTAGCGTTAAAACTATTAAAACTCCATCTATATCGTTTTGTATTAGATCCACCTATACTATCACCATTGACAGTAGATACAAATTGAGATACTGTCACAGTATTTGATGTTAATCTACCTGCTAAAGCAAACCAATAGCTTACTCCAATCCAGCAATTAGTGCTAGCTAAAGAAGTATTTATACGACTCTCAGGTGTCACTGTTGTTCCACTTAATCTATAATTAACTCCTGACACTGCGTTAGTGTATGTTAAATTATTCATTCCTCCAGTACTAGCACTATTTGCTAATACCATCACCCATCCGCCTCCACTATAAGTTTGATTTACATAAACAATAACCACAACTCCATTTATTCGGACATTGTACCATCCAGATGGTCCCTTAATTTGGGAAACACTTGTATACACTGGTCCATAATTTAATCCCATAAATAATTATATTTTTACTACTCTATATTTTCTACCTGTTGGATCATTAGCTTGTAATTCATCAGCTTTAGCTTGTGTTTCAGCTTCATTATCATATTGATAGATAGGATCATCTGGATTTAATCTAGCAACCCAAATCATATCATTTCCTGGGATAAATTGCATTTGTACTTCAAACATAATTTAATATTTTTATAAATAAGTTACTGTTGATTTTAATCTCCATCCTGATGTACCTGTAGTAATGTTAAATAAAATATCTGAGCCAACCACAGAAACTGATGGTGTAACACCTGATGTTGATCCAATATCTAATGTTGAATAATCAGTATATTGAGCTGAAGATCCATTCCATACAGCTATTACTTCACCTGATCTAGCATTAGCACCATTTGACACAGTGTATTTGTAGAAAGCGGATGTGTAAGAACCTGTTGTTTGAGTAAATACATTATTTGAACCTACTACTGATGATGCTACTGTATTGGTGTATGTTTGTGTGATACCAATAGTAAACCCATTATTCGCTGTTGAGGCAGTAGATGCAAACGATGCACTTACAGCATTTAAAACGTATGATGCTGTAGTAGCATTATTAGCCCAACTTGCAGTACCAAACAAACTGCCTGTAAAGTTAGTTGCGGTTACGCTTCCACTGATATTTAATGAACCTGTTACTGTATGAACATCGGTAATTATATTACCTATTTTAACACCAGTATTTGTGACTTGGAATTCAACTGCGCTACCTGTGAATACTGTTAGTGAACCACTTATAGTAGTATTACCATTTATTGTTGCTGTTGAACCAGCAAAATTACCTATGACAACATTATTAGCAGCAAGGTTACTACCAATTCTAAGTGTGCCTGATGATACTCCAAGATATGCTCCATCATTCATTATAATACCACCATCAGTAGAGTTAGCAAGTAAACCTATTGCTCCTACTCTACCCATGTTGATGGTAGCTCCTGTACTAGAAATAGTAACTAAAGCAGTATTTCCACTGCTTGCTAATGATGTAAAAGCATTACCTGTGTTTGGAGACTGATATATAAGTGAAGCTGATACAGTTGAAGTTACTCCTAAAGAACCAGTAATATTAGTATTTCCTATAGCAGTTAAACTTCCAGTTATACTAACACTACCAGTGAATTGGTGAGTGTTTGATAATAAGCTTCCAAAGCGTGTAGAGCCAGTTACAAAGTCAGTAGATGATGTAATAGTTTGGACTACAATTGTTTGAGCAGTTAAAGTACCTCTAACGGTAAAGTTATCTGCTGATGAGGCGGTAGCTGCATATGATGCACTTGTAGCAGTTAAGGCATATGATGCGCTTAAAGCACTTATAGCGTGGGATGATGTTGTAGCAGTTAAGGCATATGATGCACTTAATGTATTTACAGCGTGAGAGGCGGTTGTAGCATTTAAAGCATATGAAGCACTTAGAGCATTTAAAGCATATGAGGCGCTTGTAGCAGTTAAAGCATATGATGCTGTTTGAGCATTTTGAGCAAATGAGGCAGTAAAAGCATAAGATGCTGTTGTTGCTGTAGCAGCGTTTCCTGAAATAGAAGCACTAATAGATGATAAGTTTCTCCATTTAGCAGCAGTTGTATCATAAACTAATGCTTGACCATTTGTAGGTCCTGAGATTAGTACATCAGATAAACTGGATAGAGTTTGAGTTATTGTTGATCCTCCACCTCCTGATCCTCCTACTGATCTAAATAGACCTCCTGCCTGAATAGCATATGAGTCAGTAACTGTAAAATTAGCGTCATTTCTTACAATAATTGCTCCTAAATAGATTGCGTTTGCTGCTGTATTTGGTGCTTCAACAAACGATTCAAAAGCAATATTTGATGTTGCATCTACTAGACTTGCATATGTAGCATTACCATAATAAACGACTATAGCTTTTGCAACTGAGTTAGGGAAATAAAATACTCTTTGAATAGAAAATTCTCTATTAATACCCGTTCCTGGTACTGCTGTTAGTACACCATTATCTGAGTATTGTGTTGGGTCTATTGCACCATATCCTAAACCGGCATTTGTATCATATACCCAAGTAGAACCTGATTGTCTATATCTAAAGATTTTAGATACATTAGTTCCACTATCAGTAGTGTAGGATGGATTATTTGGATCTATAGGATAGTTAGAACCAGGTGAGTAAGCTGTACCGCTTGCTACTATTAAACTACCTGTTGAAGAGCCACTTGGTGCTAAAGTATATCCTGATAATTTTAAAGGTCCAAATGCTCTATTAAATATATTTTGTTGTTGTTCAAAACCGTATGCTACAGTAGGCTGTGTTTTAACACCGTTAATTGTAGATCCGTTTTGAAATAATACAACACCTATGTTAATTTCTGTGTCAAATTGTCCTGCGGCATAAGGTGTTCCTTGTTGGTAAATATTACCACTTGAATCAATAGAAACGAAAGCTTGTTGATATGATGCTGTTAAAGGAGCAATACTAGCTGATAAATTACCCCAGTTAAGATACTGAATAGTTGGGTACGGATTATCATTTAATGATGCATTTAAGTTTACAATAATACCACTACCACTACTTACTTGATAAACAGTAGATCCTGTAGCAGCTGTAATTAAACCTCCATTTAATAAACCAGTATATAAGTTACCTTCTAACCAACGTAAACGAGTTACGTTACTATACCCAGCACTATTTTGAGAAAAATATAAGTCGTTTGTAGATCCACTTACAAAAATATAAGATGCAGTTATTGAAGTATCTATATTTGTAGTTACAGGATCAAATCTATGATAACCTGTTTGTCTAATATCACCATATATTTGTACTGATGCTGTTGCAGCACCAGGTCCAGTAGATCCTGATATTATAATACTACCTGATAATGTTGTATTACCAATTAAAGTATTATTACCTGTTTGAGTAGTAGATCCAGTTATATTTAAACTACCAGTTAATGTAGTAGAACCAACTAATGTATTTGATCCATTAGTAAATAAACTACCAGTTACTGTTTGATTACCAATAAAGATATTTGAACCAGTAGTTGCAAATGCTGAACCATTTTGTCCATCTAAGAAATCAGCATTTATAGCATATGATGCTGAAATAGCATAACTACTACTTAACACAGTCATTGAAGATGTCTGGTTAGTAAGAATTACATTTGAACCATTTACAGATAATGAACCTGTTATACTTACAGATCCTGTAAACTGATGAGTATTAGAGAGTAAAGAACCAAATATAGTTGAACCAGTAACATAATCAGTAGATGAAGTTATTGTTTGAACTACAATAGTTTGAGCAGTTAATGTACCTGCTACTGTGAAATTATCAGCATATGACGCAGTTATAGCTGTAGTAGCAAATGATGCTGATACTGCGTTTAAAACATATGATGCTGTAGAGGCATTTGTAGCATTTAAGGCATATGATGCACTAGTAGCGTTGTTAGCATGAGAGGCGCTTATAGCATATGATGCACTTATAGCATTTGTAGCGTTTAAAGCATATGAGGCACTTAAAGCATTTACAGCGTGAGAGGCTGTTATAGCATTTTCAGCCCAACTAGATGTACCTTGTAGTGAACCTGTAAAACTAAACGCTGTAATGCTTCCACTTACATTTAACGAACCAGTCATGTTATGCTGGTTATTATCGTTTAATTGTAATTTTCTATTTAAATTGGTATCATCACCTCCAACAAAGAATTGTAATGGTTGGCCAGGTGTTATATTACCAATATGTAAGTGATTACCTGCAGAATATAAATAAGCATCATTTGGATCACCAATTGGACCTGAGAAATTAGATCCATTGATACCCATATCAATATAATTACTAGTTTCAGTACCGTTGTCTGCTGTAGCTACAATATCTGAAGAAGCAGTGGTACCAGTGTTAGTATTTTGTATGTTAAGTTGTAAGTAGTTATTTGAGTTACCTTTACCTGTTATAACATTGAATGATGTAGGATGTGTTTGGAAAACATATAATGCTTCAGGGTCACCACTTGTAAAGTTAGTTATGTTAATACCAATGTGAGATCCTGATTGATATACTACACTACTAGATAATGAGGTAGGTGTTTTAAATACAGGTATATAGTTAGTAGCACCACCTTGAATATTAGATGCTGTTTGAGCATTTTGAGAAAATGAAGCAGTTAAAGCGTATGATGCTGTTAAAGCATTTATAGCATAAGATGCTGTTATAGCATTTGATGCTGTTAAGTTACTTACTCCATTAACAGTTAATGAACCTGTAATTGATACACTACCTGTAAACTGATGGGTATTAGATAATTGAGAGCCAAATATGGTTGAACCAGTAACATAGTCTGTACTGGAAGTTATTGTTTGGACAACAATTGTTTGGGCTGTTAAAGTACCTGCTACTGTGAAGTTGTCAGCATAAGATGCTGTTAAAGCATTTACAGCCCAACTTGATGTACCTTGTAAGGAGCCTGTGAATGATTGAGCTACAACATTTGTTGTAACATTTACAGAGTTTAAAGTAGCATTTGAGCCACTAACAATGACTTTTTTCCAATTTGGCATAGTATATTACAAATTTTAACTGTGGTTAGATACATACACTTATGCCGTGTATATGCCTACTTCCTTTCGGCCAACAGTATATTTGTAATAAATATGAAAAAATTAAGGTAACTGAGTATAGTATTTTTGAAGTTTTGAAACAAGATCATATACTAATTGTACATGTTCACCTTTAAATGAAGCTTGGCGAACCATGATTAGTAATGTCTCAACTTCAGCTTTAGTTAAATGAACAGATGGTGGTTCAAACAATGCTTGTTGAACCACTTCAGGTTGAGACTTAATTGTCTCTTCTGCTATATTTTCTTTATTATCTGTTTCACCTTTAATTGAAACCTTATTAAACTTAAATCCCATAACTGTATTTGTAATTTTATTTATTAAGCCCATATATAAATATCACCTGTATCTTCTTTAATCCAGATATTACCTTTACCATTTGTTGATCCACCCCATGTTGGAGGTGTACCATCTGATGGAGCTGAAGTAGCTGATAATTTAGCTGTTACAGCATATTCATCAGCTGTTACTGATGATTCACCAGCATTAACATTTGGAGCTACAGCCCATCTTCCGTAATCACCAGTTGAAGTTGATTCTAAATACCAAGCTGAACCTGATAATCCTGGACCTGAACTTATAATTAAACCACCATCTGTTAATGTGTTAGAACCAGAAGCTAATAAAGCAAATCTATCAGCTATTAAAAGTGATGTTTGGTTATTAAAACTAGCTGTACCAGCAACTGTTAAGTCACCTAATACAGTTAAATCATTTGAAACAATAATATCATTAGGTAATCCAATAGTTACAGTTTGGTTAGAAACTGAAGTTTCAATTTCATTAGCTGTACCTGTAATTGTTAAACCTTGAGTTACTAAGCTAACTGAGCCGCTTGAACCGTTTGAACCAGTTATAGTTAAAGTTGTTGCTAAGCCAGTTAATCCTGAACCATCACCTTTGAATGATCCACTAAATGAACCAGTTAAACTTGAATTAGCGCCGGTTAATACAATTGAAGTAGAACCAGATATTACAGTACCATTATCTGTTAAACTTGAATTAGCAAATGCATCACCAGTCCACTTTGTAATAGCATTAGTATTTAAACTAGAGGCACCACTAACAGCTACTGTAGCTGTAGTATTACCATCATATATAAATGGCACAATGCCAGTACCTTGAGTTAAGTCAGGTAAGTTGGTAGAACCACTAAAAACACCACTAAATGATCCACTAAATGAACCACTTAAAAATGTAGTTGATGGAGAGGTACTAATTTGTTGATTAGTTCCAACATTTAATTGATTAAGTATCGCGTTACTACCTGATACTATTATTTTTTTCCAACCTGCCATGGCGTTTTATATTTTAATTTTAAGGAGCTATGTCCTCTATTCCAATATACATATCGTAAGAATCAAAGTAAATACCACCTAATACTGGAGTAGGTGCTGAGCCTGTACATACTTTCATAATAGCTACTCCTTGATTATTAATAGTAAACGCACTTCCTGTTGAGTTTTGTATAGATAATATATTGTCTGTAGACCCAGTGTTAACTATTGTTAAAGTTGATGTATTAGTATATGTTAAATAACCTTTAGAGGCGGTGACACTAAATGGTGTTAAATTACTACTAGTAGGTAAACCAATAAATGATCCACTAAATGTACCTGTAAAGTAACCTGATGCTGAAGAAAATGAAGCTGAAGTAGCAGAGATAATTGTACTTGCTTCTACAGAGTTAAAGGTAACATTACTGTATTGGGGCGCTATTTTTAAAAAAGTACCCATTATTAATTATTGTCTATGATATAAAAACCATTCATCTGAGGCACTATAAAATAAACCTCCAGTTACAACTGTTGGTGTGTTTAAAATCTCTTTAAATTCAACAACACCCTGTTTGTTAACTTTAAATACTTGTTGTCCATTATCTTTAATAATAAAGAAATCAGTACTAGAAGTTATAGAATTAATTTCAACATAACTCCCACTAAATAAAAATGTACCTGAACTTCCGCTCAGGTAAAATGGTATGTCTAACTGATATCCTTGTATTAAATTTGCCATGTTTTTTACGAGAATTTACCAACTACTGAAACTCCATTTGTTGTTGTTAAATTGTACCCTAATCCTACTGTGTCAATAACTATATCAACATTAGCTCCATTTTGTGTTACAGATACAATAAGGTTGTTAGGTATATAAGTTGCGTTGATTACCACCTCAAAAGCAGTTTTATCAGTAGGAGGTAATGGAGGTGGTGCTGGTGTTATGGTACTATTTAATACACGTAAAGTGTTGTAACTCATAATTTGTAAGTCACCTCCAGTTTTAGTCACAATACCTGCTAAATAAGCTACAACAGCATTTGAAGCATCTACAATCTCAATATTTTGAGCTGGTGTTGGGAAGTTAACAGCTTGTTTTTTAACAGTATTTGATGGTGTAGTTCCAATAGTGAATATATCTACATCATCAGTTTCTAAATTAAATACTAATTGTGCTTTTGATAAATATTTTTTAGGATAAGAAATATCTCTATTTACTGTGTCTGGAATGATGTATCCATTTAAAGTGATATCAAAGTTAGTTCTTGTTGTTCTATCTTGTCCTACACTATATTCTGTTGATGTAGTAAAAGAACCAATATTAGCTCTAAATTGAAATCTACCTTCTTCACCCCAATATGTGTTAGCGGCATATTGTAATGCCTCTATAATTTTATTATTTTGTTCTAAATGATTTGTAAACACAACAGCACTATACTTTAAAGTAACATATTCAGGCATTACAACCATCCTATATTCCTTAACAGGGATTCTATTTGAGAGAGCTGCAAAATTATCGTATTGATTTTTCTTTGTATATGGTACTTCAAATGCATATATATTTTGTGGTCGGTTAGCATCAATTTTAGTTCCTAAAGTTCTATTTGCCTCTAAACTATCACGTTTCAATACAATAACAGGTGCTACAAATCTTCCTGAGTATTCTCTTAAAAATCCTTTTTCTTGAATTGTTGCCCAACGCTCTGGGAAACCATACATTACAGGTACTTGAAGTCGATTACCATCTTGCATTATAGATGGTTTAACTTTTTGTTCAATATATTTAATAATAGAAGTATCAATATCCATTATACTAATGGATATATCTTTTGTTCTATCACCTTTTGTAGATACTTCGTTTCCTCTATTGACAAAGTTATCTGATGCTCTTAATCCTAAATTAGGATCTTGAGCATTAGTGCCTAATGCTTCATCATATATCTCACGAAGATTTTTTGGTCTTGGTTTTCTAGTTTTAGGCATTATAATAATTTATAAGGTAATAAATTAAGTCTACTTACTCTTGTCATATAACAATCTAAATCATACTTCAGTATTTTAACTGGAGGGCAACTTAGACTTGTAACACCAATATTTGAAACTATAGGATAATAGTCTATTACTATGTTATGTATTTCATAATATCTTTCTCTACCAATATCAAAAATTATATCTCCTATTTCTGGTATTATGTTTATAGGAACTATTATATTAAATGGATTATTTGGATTTAATACAGCCTCAGGTAACTGAATAGTGATATGCTGCATTATATCAGGTCCAAACATTTCATTATCTATAGTTTCAGGATCTCTTGTTACAGCTCCTTTTGTTTCTATAGCCTCATAATACCATTTTTCTAATGATTCACCATATATATTCTTTTGAGTTTGCTCTAAATTTAACTTATAGTAAAGTACTCTATCAGTTAAAAATGATACAAGTGATGCTTGTACTAGTTGTGGACTAGCAAAGTCAATACATTGTGGTGTTGGTGTTGGAGTTGGTGTTGGAGTTGGTGTATCTGTAGGTATAGGAGTTTCAGTTGGTGTAGGTGTAGATGTTGGTAATGGAGTTGGGGTTGGTGTAAAAGTAGGAGCCCCAGTTGGTGTTGCTGTAGGAGTTGGAGTTGGAGTGGATGTTGGTCCTGGTGTTGGGGTAGGTGTTGGTGTAGCTTGGTTTATAGGTCCATTTCCATCATTTGGATCATCAGGCATGAAAAATCTTCTTGGATAAGTATTTGAAAACATAATATTATAAAGCGTAAATTAATAATGGTACTTGATTCAT